GTATAGCCTTCGGGGATGGAACCCATCATCTTCAGTGCGTTAACGTCGTTGTCAGCAGTCGCCACACGAAGCTCGGTTTGCAGCAAACGAGTTGCCGTAAACATAAGGTTCGGAGGAACAACCAACTTGCGGGGCTTTGCAGCGATCAACAACCCACGTTCATCAGTCCACGCAGCGATTTGAATCACGGCGTTTTCCAATGAGGTTTCGTTGAGATCCGAGTTAGTTGCGGGACGGTTGCTGTTAACACCACCAGAAACCAGCGGATGCGAAGTCGAGAACAAAGGCTGACCGTCACCGTAGGTAACGCTTGAACTAAAGCCATTGTTCAGAACTGCTGCTCCCTTCACCTCTTTGGTGTAGTACATCGCACGAGCAAGTGCCTTGGTGTAACGAGCAGACAAGCTGTCGTACAGGTTATCCTCAATCGCTTCTTCAGTGATCGAGAATCCAAGTGCAATGGTTTCGTGCGTATAGCGAGCAGTCCAAGCCTCCTGCGCGTTGTCATAACTTATTGCAGAACCCTCGTTTTTCACAGGGGCTGCGCTAAATCCTGACAGCTTGGTTTCTTCCTCGAAAGAACGTTCGGAAGTCTCTGTTTCGTAGATTTCCTTGTGCTCTTCGCCATACTTCGCATACTCCAGACCGAACAATGCGTTCAGGCCGGGGAGAAGCTCTTTCAGTAGTTGTGCGCGTGAAATAGCCATTTATATTCCCCTTCCTTACACGCCAGTTGGGTTGAGATACTGATGTCCACCAGCAACTGTCTGTCCTGTTACGTTCGGTGCGTTGAACTTAACAATAAACTCACAGAAATTGCCGCTAGAGTTAGCAGTATCAGGAACCACATCAATGATACGAATTGGCAATGTAGCAGTGGTCGTACCGCCAGCAGCACTATAAATGCCAATGGTGGAATCGCCAGATTGCGCGTTACTATTTGTACCGTCATATGTGGTGTTTTGCACGATTTGAGCATTGCTACCAATCATCGTGCGGCCCAAGAAAGCCACAGATAGACCAGAAGATGTGTCATTTGCCGTTGTGCCAGCGACCAAAACAGCTTTAAAGAGCTGGTCAGGATCATCAGCAACATAAGCATAAATCGTCGATCCGCTTACAACTGACAGGCTGGCAGGGTAATACTGCGACCAAACAGGCTGTTTTGTTGATGCGTTAACATACTGACACCCTAAAAATACACCTACAGGTGTAGCAGTAGAGGTGCCCGTGTCTTTCTCAATGGTGCCATCTGAAACAATTTTGACAATATCGCCATAGAAAATATTGGTCGCGTATCCGGTCCCAGTTGTATTTGCAATGACTAATTGACGAGTTGCTCCAGCAAACACCTGACCACCGATCAAATTGACCGGCTTTAGACCATAGGGTCTGTCGATAGTCGGGTAAGCCATTTTGGATTAACTCCTACGATTGTTGATTACCGCGCCCAAATGAAACCGTGGTTTTGCGTTCTGAAAACAGAGGCATCCTTGGATCATTCTCGCGCATGAAGTGATTGTCAACAGATCGGATTTGAGCTTCGGCTTGCTGTTGATAATAAGCATTCCGTTGATCAACCATTTCTGTTGGCGTTTTGCACAGTAACAACCCACCCACCACGACATTATCTTTAAAACGAGCGTTGTCATTATCAAGATACATCGAGATTTCGGGGTGGTCTACTGCGCGAACAGGCTCCCAACCTTCGCGGATTTTAGATGACACATTGCGTGGGTCAGCTTGACCCAGGGTGCTGACACGAATCCAGCGGAAAGTATATCCAGGTTCAGGTACAGGGTCAGGCAGTAACGTGGGTGGTGCCCAGCTACGAGGACGCTCATCCTTAGCGCGGGTATCTGCTTCGCGGCTTGCGCGAGTTTCTGCTAATTTGTTCTCAGCCATTTGTCATTCCTTCCGCCACTTTTCGGGCATATGCTTCAAGAGGGATACGTAACTTCTTAGCAAGCGCCACTTGAGTCTGGGTCAGCGTGATTTTTTTCGGGGCAACGCTGCGACTTGCCGGGGCTACAACATTACTGCTCGTCCGTTTCGGTTTCTCCTCCTGCTTCTCTACACCATCAGAAAAGTTTTCGGGGAACACCTGCTTTAATCTGCTGTTGAGCCGCTCGTAATAATGATCCGAGGTAGGATCAACACCGTTTTTGACCAATTTCTCGTGCAGCCCCAAAGCAAAGCTGGTCATTTCCTCATCTCTTCCAAACCACTGATTTTGGCGTTGCCACGCAAGTGCTTTGGAATCAACTTGAGGCTCTGGGGCGAGTTGTGGTTGTATATTTACAGGAACTTCGTGTTCTTGTAAAGAGGTAGGTCTAAAGTTACTAACTTTGTCAAGCTTTAGTTTTGCTGCCGTCAATTCTTCTTGTGCTGCAATAATTTGATCGGCATCCCCTGCATCATAGGCAGCTTTATATTTAGCCCTTGCCTGATCCAGCGCCATTTCAGCATTTTGCTTAGCAGAACCTACTAACAGCGTTTCGTTTGCGCCAAGATTTTTCTTGAGGGCTTTGTTTTCCTCAATAATCTGTTGGGCAAACTTCAACGCCTCTTCACGCTCACGCAAAGCTGCTTCTTTAGCTCGGCGCTCATCGTGGTATCCATGCGACAGTTTCTTAATACGTTTCTGTACACCCTCGTCGTATTTAGAAAGCTCGTCATCGGTTACTTCATTGACAGGCTCATCAAGCGGTTTACGTCCTTTATCCTGTTCTGGGGTATCGTCTGCTACTTCAATTTCAAACTCAACCTCATCTTTAGCCGCTTTTTCAGGCTCACGTTCGTCTGGGAATTTATATTCCACCTTTTCAAAATCTGCCATACGTCACCTCACGCACGTTGAATGCCACGGGGATCTTCCACCACAGCTTCGACGGAATCATCGTTAATAATCCGAAACTCGCGGTCGTGAATCTTGATGCGAGTGCCGGTGTTAGCACGGGTAATAATGAAGTCCCCTGGTTTGCACCACGGCCCCGTGGGGAATCGGTTCTGATCGGCGTATGCCATATCACCAAGTGCTACAACGAAGAGCACGTTACTTAGTAACTCTTCAAACTTGACGGTAGCGTCTGCCTTAATAATCCCACTATCAAACTTATTTTCGATGTTAGGTAAGGTGCAAAGAATCTTGTACCCCTTAACAATCGGCAATTGCTTGGCTTTTAGCTGAACATCTTCAATCACAGCTTGAGCTGCATCAGTCATTTTCAAATTCCTCATAACGTTGCACAAGGTCTTGTACTTCCATCCTTGCACGGCGCAGACCTTGGATTACGCCGCACAAATTTCGATATTCAGCAAAGTCTTTACAGTTTCCTTCAGCCATTGCATCACTTACTTCCCGCTCTCGTTCTTTGAGTTTGTTAAATAAGTGATCCAGCATTTGCCGCTCATGAGTCATTAACCACCTCGTTTCATCACAGATTTAAGTAAGTCGGCCTGAATCTTCTTATCAGCCTGTTGGTTCTGATTCATCAACCGCACATTCTCTTTCTGTGCATCAATCTGGATGCGTTTATCTTCGTTCTGTAATCGGGCAGTAGCGAGTGCGGTATCAGCCTGATCTTTAGCAGCTTTGCGCTGCTGCTCCATCATCTTGATCTGAAGCTCTTGCTGCTGCAATTGAACCAACGGATCTTGAGCAACTGCCTGTGCTTGCTGTTGTGCAGCTTGAGCTTGATGGATCTGTAGAACTTGCTGGGCTGCTTCTGCTACGTACTTAGCCATTGCCAACTCTTCGGCTTCAGACACCTCTTGTTCTGGTCCGGGTAGCGGAGCACCAACGCGCTGTTCAACTTCCTGACGGTACTGATACCCTAAATGCTCGGCAACGTGCGCCATCATCGCAGCTTGCATCTGTTGACCCATAGGAGTTTGCCCAACCATCTGTGCAATCTTGGGATCTTGTATAAACGACATATGCGTTGTGATGTGCGCTTGATGATCCTGATAAATAAAGGCTTTTAGCGGCACACCCTTGAGTGCGTTCATGTTCTCAGTAACCGGATCTTTGGGCTTCTGATCATCAGGCAGCGGTACAAGTTTGTCTGCGTTAGGGATACCCAGCACATCCAACATCTGCCTATGAAGGCGAGGCATGTCGTATAACTGAGGAGCACCTTGGGCTAGTTGTAAAGCGGCTTGATACTGCACCACCCGCTGAGCCATCGTCGAGGCGTTAGGGTCAGACACAGGAATAACTTCTACGATGTCGTAGTCCTCAGCCTTAACTTGCGGTGTGCCATCTTGCGGCACATAGCTGTAATCAGGTGAGGTGTACTCCCTGATAATTTCTTTTAAGAGCTTGAACTCTTCTTTCATCGCCGCATGGATGCGAGCCTGCACAGCACCCATCGTTTTTAACTGCCGCTCAAGGAGAGCCAGCGTCGTACCCACCGGAGCCTGACTCGACATATCGCTGATCTTCATATCAGCCATACCACTGAGTCTTCGCGCTTCTTCGGTGATTTGGTTTAGTAAGGCAAGGAGAACCTGACTTGGTTCTTTGTAAGGCAGCGGCAGGATGTTGTCTCTAATCGCACCCCCCGGCACATCGACATCTCGCCATTCACCCGGAGCGATGGGTGTGTCATCGCCTTTGATCCGCAGCCCACGAGCCTTCAACCCACCGGGAAGATTAGATAGCGACCCTGCATCCACCAACTGACGGATCAGCATGGTGCCTGCCGTGGCGTAGCCACCGATAATGTGAATCAACCCAAAGCCATAAGCACCAAACCCAGGGATGTACATATAGTGCACAAAGTGCTGACGCGCACGTTTCTGGGGGTCGTCTTCTTTATAGTTACGCCGTATAGCCAGAACTTTGTTGGTGTTTTTGTCGATAGTGATGACATAGGGCAGTGGTAATTCTTCCTCATACCCCGGCAAGTCATACTCGATATGCACCTCGCATATCTGATACCGCTCATCTTTAGTCGGCTCTTGGCCTTCCTTTTGCGCCTTGGCTTTCTCAATATCGGTCTGGCTGGCGTAAGGCTCACCAAGATCAACATCCCTATAAAACCCGCTTACCTGTAACTTCTTAACGTCATTTTTAGTCTTACGCATGATGTGCGTAAGGCGGTCTGTACGTCTAATGTTTGTTACACCATATGGGAGGATGACATCCTCGGCAGGTACATAGAACGAAACTTGGCGTTCTAACGATGGGTCGTAGTAGACCTTCTTAAATGACGAACCTGCTAGCGCAACACCCCATAACGCACGTTCGTGCTCTGACCGATACTCAGGCATCTTGTCAGTTAGCTGATAATTCATATCAGCCTTTACGCGCTTACCTGCTTCTTCAATAGCAGGGGTAAACTGACCAATAATCTGCGTCTTTACAGGCCCACCTGCCGGAAATGTTTCCATGATGGATTCGCTTTGGAAGCGAATTGCAGATTCTGTAAGCAGTGTGGAGAACACCCCGCAAGCACCATCCCAAGGCTCAGTGACTTCGTCATAACGTAAGCCCAGCACATCCAAGCCCTTAACATAAGTATCAGCCCAATCCTTACGCGAAGTAATATCAGCTTCCACCAACTCCATTACATCGCTAGCAACTTTCTGTAAGTCGCCTTCTTTCATAAACTCGGCTAGATTAGAATCAAATTCTTCTCCCCCATCCTCGCCCCCCGGCTCGATCTCAATCTCCACCCCACCCATACCAATCTTTACGGATTCAGGGTCTTCGATCTCAATCTCAATAGGTGCTTCTTCAAGTGCCAAGGCTTCAAGTCCTTCGGGCATTTCGTACAGTGCTTTATCAATAGCCATCATTAACCCCTAACAAATTACCCTAAGTAATATCCACGCTTGTGCCCACGCGCTCCACGGAAATAACGCACGTCATCAGGCTCATCAGTGGGGAGCCGTAAGAACCCACCTTCCCGGAACCGCATCAGCGCCATTGTGGTTGTGTCCACCAAGTCATCATGACTCATGAACGGGAATCCAGCAACTTCCTCCACCACTTCTTCAGCCCAGCGTGTCTCAGGCACCCACACCAAACCCTGCCTGATAATGTCAGCTACCGAGTTAAGTCGGGCCAATTTATCACCTGTACCTCGGTGTGGGGTGTACTCATTAACTGAAATGCCCATGCGCCGAAATTCTTGGTAGAGCGCCGTACCAGAA